ATTGAACGTCCCTATCCGTTCCTCGAGAAATTCCCTGTTGATCTCCATGCACTCCCTTTCAGGGTGGGAGGGGGCTCTCCCCGAAACACCCCCTCCCGTTGCTGGTTATGTTGACTTACGCCGGTGCCGAATACAACGGCAGATAGTACGTTACGGCGCCGACCATGCACCGGAGCGAAGCCGCAAGCGTACCGGGAGCCGTCACGCGGAACAGCTTGTTCGTGTTGGCCGTCAAGCCCTGGATGGAGAACAGATACCCGGAGGTATCGACTGCGGCTTTCCCCGCACCATCGGCAACCATCCGGATGAAAGAGCACTCGCCGCCGAGCGCGGCACTCGTATCCAGCCACAGTTCAGCCTGGACAGCCGCCGTAGTTCCCGTGAGGGATCTCCCGGGGACTTGCAGGGTGAACCGGCCGGCCGTGCCGAGGCCGGTGATGTTCCCCAGGCTTGCTCCGAAGTCCAGGGAACAATGGACTCCGTTGACCGTATCGGACGGCGTATCGTCGCCGCAGGTCGTGTAGAACCGTCCGGCTTCGCCTCCGTTACGGGTATAGAGCCGCATATACATCCCACGGGCCGTTCCCGTGGTTGCCGAGCTGCTGACGTAGAACGACAGGAACTTCGGATCTGCGGTCGCGTCGATGACCGGCGAAGCGGCCGTACCGCCGCCTCCCAGTACAACGTCCGTACCGAGCGCTGCGTTGAGTCCGAACCTAACGCAAGCGATCTTCACTTCCGTACTTGCGTATCTGCTTTCCCTGTTCTTGGGATACCCACCTTGGGCCATTTCGTTTCCTCCCCTTGCCTATTTCGAATCTACTCGTCTACCGTGTGAACTGTTCCTTTGTTCGTAAGGACGTACAGGAGGGTCGCGGTGGCGTCATACGCCAAACCCACAATCGAGGTCCCCTTGAAATTGGCAATCGGCGTGGCCGTGACCGCTCCTCCGGAGATCGTCTGCTTGAAAATCTTACCGGAAGCCGTGCCGATGTAGTTGAGGGTTTCGTTCGTTGCGATACAGGTGAGCTTCTCTTTCACAATCGTAGCGGTCTTGGTGAGTGCTCCCGTGGTGATGTGCTTGGTGTAAATACCGCCATCGCCCGTCACCAGGTACACGGTCGTGTTCTTCTTGACCGCGATTCCCGTTGCATCCCCTTTTAGGGAATAGACCAGATTTACAACGTCTCCTGTTGCCATTCCACTTCCCCCCTTTTAAGGGTGGGAGGGGGCTTATGCTCCCCCTCCCGAGTCGCTGAGTTACGGATCCATCGAGTAGATCGCGGTGAGCTTGATGACGCCGTTGGTTACGGCCGTCGCTCCCGGGACGGTCTTGATCTTGAACTGGATCGTGTTGTCGGCCGTGTACGGATACTGCGAGGATCCCGTCACCGTAAGACGGACGATCGCTCCCAAGGAGCTACGGCCGGCAGTACCCGCCGTGATGAACCTTCCGCTGGCATCGGCGTCCCCGAGGTCCCAGGTAACGTCTGCCTGGTCGGTGAGCGCGGGAACGTCGAGGATCAGCTCGAGGATGGTTGCGCCGGCCGGGATCTTGACGAGATGGACGATATCCTCGTCGATAAACGCCGCCAGCATCGTGTACGAACCGGAAACGGAGTTCAGCCCGAGATTCGTCCGGGGAACAACCCCGCTGCCGGTTGTGCAATCGGCTGAATAAAAGGGTGTGGTCATCGTGGCCCCTTCCTATGCGTCCATCGTATAGAACACGGTGAGCTTGAGGATGCCGGTAACGACGGCCGTACTTGTAGCGGCCGCGATCACCTTAACGTCGATCGTATCATCGACGGTGTACTGGTACTGCGTGGATCCCACGACGGACAGGCGAACGACTCCTCCCGCCTGACCAACGGTGGATTCGAGGATGAACCGCCCGGGGGTCGTGCCGTCCCCGATCGACAGCGTGAGCGTGGTCGATGCGTCGATATCGGCGGTATCGAAGATGAGGTCGAGGATGGTCGCACCCGCGGGGATATGAACCATCCGGATAACGTCGTTGATGACGAGCGTGGTTCCCCCGCCCTCGCCAACGGTTGCGATGTTGAAGGCTCCGGAAACCGAGCAGAGGCCGAGATTCGCCCTGGGCTGGATTCCGTTGTACGGTCGGCAATCAGGGCTGTAATATGTAACCGCCATTGGTCAGCCCCTCCTTTAGTGCGCGATCGCGTAGGTGTCCAGCGCGATCACTCCGAAGTCTGCCGAGTTGAACCGGGTTTTCTTGACGCCGAAGATGCAGCCAGCGGCCACGCCGAGCTGGTTGCCGTAGTCGAACAGTTCTTCCTTCCAGCTGTACCGGCCTTCGCCGCCGATACCGCCCCAGGCGATCGCACCGGCCTGGTTGCCCAGGAACAGCGCACGGGCGCCGGGGAGGTTCGTACCGGAGCCGAGGTCGCTGTGACGGATGACGTTCCGATGAACGTGGATGACCACGCCGTTGTACATCCCGAGCGCTCCGGTGAAGATCGGGTTGCCGGAGCCCTGAGCGGCCGCAGCCGCCTTCTGGATATCCAGCCATTGACCGCTGGAGGCGTTGGTACGGAGATCGGTCGCCTGATACGGGTGGATGAGCAGGACGTACCGCTTCTCGCCGTTGACCATGATCGGCTGGATCATCGGATCGACGGTTTCCGCGACTTCCACCAGCTTGTCGATCTCCGACAGCGTGAGGATATCCGCGGTGGTGATCGTCGCCTTCACAAGTCCGTTGGCGAATTTCAGGTGCGCGGTATCCGGCGCTGTGACGGTGTTGCCGGCGAACGTGGTGAAACTGATCGGCAGGGTGAGGGTGGTGTCCACACCCCGGGCGCCGGACAAGTAGACGAAGATCATCTCGTCCATCCGTTCCGCCCACCAGGTAGCGAGGGCTTCCCGGGCGGTCGCTCTCATGTCGTACGGGACTCTCTGCTCGGACGCCTTGCCCTTCGACCGGACCGCGTGACGCAACTGGTCTATGAGGATCGCATCGCTGTAGTACGACAGGGCTTCCTCGTTCCCCTCGAGGGTTCCGTCGCCCGTGACGCCGGCTCCCCGCAGTTTCATGCGAAGGCCGAACGTGATCTGGTCGCCGGCCTTTTTCTCGAGGTCGGTCAGCTTCGTGATCGCGGAGCCGATGAACTTAGCGAAGTACGACTTCTTCTCCGCTTCGACGGCGAGAGACGTTGACCATCTCTTGACGGCTAAAGCGTGGCTTACTCCAAACTCTGTAAGTGCCATATCCCTTTACTCCTTGATTTTAGATTTCCCCACGCAGCCATCGTTCCTGCTGCTCGGGGGTGAGTTTCGCGTATCCCTTCTCTCCGTCCACGTTCGACTTGCCATCCGGAGACGAACCCGGAAGTTTGCCGATGTTCGTACCGGTATCCACGATGTTGAATTTCGCCATGAGCTCCTTCGTGATGAGCGGCGTGATTTCCTCCCGTATCCTCTCCCGGGCGGCGTTTCCATCTCCGTCCTTGGCGACTTTCGCCAGCACCTTGAACAGCTTCGGAGCGTCCTTGCCGGAAGCCCCGATGATGCTTCTGATGGATTCCTCGGATAAGCCCTCTTCCAGCAGGGCTTCCTCCATCTTTGGAGCGAGGTCGAAGAAATCCGGCACTTCCGATCGGATCTCGCGCTCCATATCCCGCCTGGTCATCTCGTCCCGAAGATCGACGTTCTGTTGCATCAGCAAACGTACGGCTTCCTCGGGATCTTCGAGGATAAGCGCCGCGGGGTCTTTCGGAGGAGGCAGGGTTTTCTCGAGTGCTTCGAGTTTCGCCTGTAGCTCCTTCCGTATGCGTCGTTCCTCTTTGAGCGCACCTTCGGAGATATACCCCTTCGGGGGCTTCACCGGTTCTGCGGCTGGAGTTTCCTTAGCCGGTTCGGGCTCTATCGGAGCGGCCGCGACTTCCTTCTCCGGTGTAGCTTCGGCCTTTTCACCCGTGGTTTCCGGCGTGGAAACGTCCTCGCCAGTCAACTGAGCTTCCGTGAATTCCATCTCCTGCTGCACTTCGGCCATGATTTCCCCTTTTTACGTCCTGGAGGACGCACCCGCTTTTACGGTCCCGGGAACCGGTTTAGGCGTCTTTACGAATTCAGCGGCTTTTTCAGCCGTCGTATCCTTTATCTGGTTGATCGCTCCCCACGTTTCTCCCGCCATGATTTTCTTCAATACTTCCTCTGCCGTGATCCCTGGCTGTGCCGGTCCCATCGCCTCGGGTTCTTCCTTCTCTGGAGCTTTTGCGGCGGCAGGAGGTTTTTCCTTGGCGATCTGGTCGGAGAGGATTTTCTGCTGCGTAAGCGCGTCCTGCTTGGCGACGGCTTCCGCGAGTTTCTGCATGACTTTTTCCTTGTTCGGTATATCCGTCATCTCGAACGCCGTCTGCATGACCGGCAGCGCTATATCAGGCGGCATCCTCGTGGCGAAGTCCATCAGCGTCCTGCTCATCCAGTTACGGGTGGTGTCCGTCTCTGGATGGTCGGATACCACGATATCGTACCGGCCCTGGCTGATGTTGTTCGTACCGCCCTGGTTGAACGTAACGAATTTATCCGCACCGGTCTGCTCGTCCGTGATGCGTATGACTTTCTCGTACGTCCAGAACTGCCGCATGAGGGACAGCATGAGCTCGCCCATGC